GTGATCGTTAAATGATCGCCCTCATCGTCCACTAGATATTCGCCATTGGCGGGATGCTGGAGCTTTACTTCGACTCCCTCATCCGCCGCTGCTTGCAAGTCAATGTTTGCTAAATCCATGATCTATTCCCCGATTCGTTAGATTATTAAGATGCTGCTACGTTTACTGGCGCATTTGTCAGCTCTAGTACGATGCTGTCTGACTTGATGCTGTCCACGCCGCCAGCGTTGACCTGATAGCTCATTACCAGCCCGGTGAAGTAGTCTACTTCGCCGTCTGGATAAGTGATTTCTACTGAAACCTCAGTATCAGCCGTGCTCGCAGTCTTTGCGGCAGCCTGTCCTGTGTCAGAGGCGTCTGCTGCGAAGTTCAGAGTCAGAGTGCCGTCATTTACGGAACCCTTGCGCTTTACTACGCGACGCTCACCCAGTGGCGAGTGAGTGATTAGATTGTAGACTGAGCCGAACGCTGGGATCTCTGTGATCTCGCCAACGGTAGCGAATGTGAGAGCTTCGAATCCTGCTTGATCGTAAGTTGCGGGAGTTCCTGAGACGATGCCCAGAGTAGTGCCCGCTGATGTTTGAATTGCCATTGGTAATTACCTCATTAGCTTATTTGCTTGCTGCTCGAATGTTCTTTACTAGCAAGCGGTTAAAATTCTGCATATTCTTCCGAACCATGCCCCCGGGAGCCTGCTCAGACCAGCCATACTCCAGACGCTCGATATACGGAAGATTATTCGTTAGGTAGTAGAGATCGCCTACCGCGACGCTTACAGTTTGGTCGACCTCAGCGATTGCTTTAGCTTCGGACGATCTCACACTACCTTCTGCGGCAATTTCGCCAGTCGCCCCGCGACCTACCGATGCTTGCCAATTCCTTCGCGCGGTTCCGAGATCTGCTGGAGTCTCTTTGATGATTGCCACGCTTACTTCGAAAAGAGTCGCCCTGATGCCCTTATTGAGCGTCTGGTCGATCTTCGATTCTATCTTCTTCCAGTCGGATTCCCAGCTCATACGAGCGCTCTCCAGCTGATTGTAACGGGTATCTGGTACAGATTATCTTCGGTGATAGCCGATGCCATCTGCGCCCCGGTTATTTTAACCGTAACGCCGTTATATGTGTACTCAGCGCCACGCGGGAAGTGCAGCGCGATCAGTCTGGCCTGTTCCTGAGCGTCGAATCGGCGGTCTCCGCGACCAGCGACAACGCTGACTTGATACAGACCTTCGTAATCGTCCGCGCTTGCGTGCCCCAGCCCCACTGCGTCTTTGATGTTCGGCAGGAACGATTCGCGCAGATAGAGAGAGCCTTCGACTGGCGTATATTCCGCGTTCTCGAAAGCGATCGGCGGCTCCCCGGCAGTCTGGATCTCTGCCAAGCGAACCGATAGTGCTGTGTTGATGTCTTTCTCAGCTGCGCTCATATTCGAATCTGACAAATATACATGACGTTCGTTCCCGCCGGGTTTACTGGCATAACCTGCATGACTCGCCAAGTTTCGCCATTGACGCCGACTTTCCAGTTCGGCTCCGGCTGAGTTGCTACATTGCTGGCGAGCAGCTTCAGATCGGACGCTAGAACGCTCTGTCCGTCGATCTCAGCGTTTTTATAGTTCGTTGCGACTCCAAACCCGTCGACTGTCGATTCGCTTGCTGGCGTCGTTACAAAGCCCGTCGCTGGATCAATGACTTCGCCAGTTTCGTAAGTGAACGTGATTGCTTGCCCGTTATCCCGGAGCAGTCGCGTCGCAGTAGCTTCGAGAGCTGTGTAGTTGACGCCCATATCAGCCCCTAATGGTTCGGATATTGTTGCCCATTGTGCTCGATGTGACGAGCTTGCGCATTGCGTTGCCGATACTGCGAATAACGGTAGAGATCGAAGCGTTGTCCATATACTCGACTTCGAGTACGTCGACCTTCTCGCGCTTTACTGCTCGATCTACTGTCGAGAGCGGATCATTGCCCGCCATGATAGAGATGGCGATCGTAATCTGCGCATCTTTGACCAGTTCTGGGATCTGGTCGGAATCTGTGAGATAGCCGTCGATCCATAGATCCGAACGCGGAAATTGGAGCGGCTGGGTCTCGATATACTTAATGCCACGGAACGGCTGTTGCTCGAAATAGTCCATCGCCAGAATAAGTAGCTGCGATTCGTCGCCGTAAGTGCCCGAGATCGTGATGTTGCGATCTGAGCAGTATTGAGTGAACTCGGCAACGGTAACGTAGCTGTTCGCGTTGGCGACAATCGAGCCGTCTTCGACGATTATAGTGGCCATCTAGCTCTCCGCTTTTGGCTTGCGAGTTTTCTTTGGCGCTGCTTTTGGCTTCGCCGCTGGCTTCTCGCCGAATAGCTTCATAGTCTTAGGATCGAAATCGGACTCGTTGATAGTAACTGCTTGGCCGTCCCGGTCGATCTTAACTGTTGGTAATGCGTGCATTTTCCTCTCCGAGAATGATGCGGGACGCCCGGAGACGCCCCGCGATCACTTTTAGCCGAGCAAGATGCCCATGTGCTCTGGCTTGATGGCTGAGACGCCCCAAGCGAGTGCTACTTCAAAGTGAACCTGACGGTACTCTTTGTACATAGACACTTCGAACGTGATGCCGCTGCGCGGGTCAGTCATTAGCATGACGTCTTCGGCGAGATCGCCTTCAACGGGACGAGCTGGTGCGCGTGTTACGAGAACGATCGCGTCTCGGTTAAACGCCATGTTAGCAGCGTAACCGTTGCCGACTGTTACTGCTACGTCGCCCGCTACGTCTGCCTTCAGACCGGGAGCCGCGATAGTAACGTCGCCATCTGCGAGAGCCGAAGTTACGACGTACTTGTTAGCGTCGCCAGCGAAAGTGATAGTGTCACCCGCCAGAATCGTGCCAGTACCAGTCTTGAGAGAGATAACAGTATCGCCCTCAGATGCCGCGCCGTCTGTGACGTAGTTTGCGCCAGTGCCCTTAGTGTGAGCATTGATCTGCGCAGACTCGCGGATGTCCATGCCAGCAGTTGAAAGCATAACGCCCTGACGCAGCAGAGAGTCGTTGCCCTGAACGTCGACGCGGCTTTGCAGACCGAGCATAGAAGCGCCAGCAGCAGAGTTTACGACGAGCTGGTTACCAGTCAGTGGTGCGCCGTTGTCTTTCAGCAGCTTGAGTGCGAAAGAAGCGTCGCTGAAATCGCCAGCAGTGCCGAATGGAGTAGTGCCGGGAGTTCCGTAAGCATTTGACGCCTGAGCGTAAAGTGCAGTCAGATCCGCTTCTACTTCGTTAGTCAGAGTGCGCATCGCCTGGGCGAATTGGTTCTGAAGGATGCTGTTGTAGCCGGGGCCAGTGTTCAGACCGCGCTGCTCTTCGCCGTTGTAGCGAATAGCCACACCACGAGACTTTGAGATGCTCAGAGTCTTGTTAGTGATGATCTGGTCGCCAGTATCGGGAGCCTTCTGCGCCGGAGTAATGTCGGCAGCAGCAGAGCTGGGAGCGACCGCACTGCGGATAGTTTGGCCCTTGGCAGCACGCTCGGCGTTAGCGTCGAGAGTAACAGCTGGGATCATGCCGACCAGTTCACGCGAGACGGTATCAAGCGCTTCGTATAGATCGGGAGTGAGATTGGTTAAAGTGTTAGCCATGTTTATTTACCTATTAGTCAGAGATGATGCCGCCGTCTTTAACGAACTGCATCTTCTTCGGTGCAGCTAATTTATCAAAGTCGGCTCGATTAAGTGATTTCGCAGCCCCGCTGCTTGCTGAACTCGTCGCGCCACCCCCGGTAGCTGATGAGCCGTCGACCAAAAACGGATATTCCTTCGCGAGATGATCCATTAGCCCGGCGGTATCTACTTCCATTCCGCCGACCAAGAACTGAACCTTCTCACCGTCGTGACGCGCATAGCGTGATGCGTAGTCTGCCAGCACCTCCGCTCGCTTTGCGTCCGACTTCGCCAGCTGGGAGCCAATGCTCCGGGCCGCGATGTTAATGTCTTTCTGCTGTATCTTTGTCGTGAACTCTTGCAGCTCTTTGTCTTTCTCGGCAAGTTTAGCCTGAGCTTGTTCCCAGAGATTCTTGAACTCGCCCTTTTCCTGAGCGGTCTCCATCTCCTGCTGCTGTTTCTGCGACTCCAGCTCTTTAGCGCGTCGCTTTGCTTCTTTCGCTTCGTCCATTAACTGCTGGACTTTGCTTTTGAGTCCGCTGGTATCCTCCGGCTGGGGGATTCCTTCGACTCTCAAGATATATTGATCACCATCCTGTTCGTAAAGTGATTGAACTGATTCGTCGAGACCTTCAAGATCGTCGACTGCGTATTGTAAGCCCATACTGTACCCCGTACATTTAATGCTGCCCCGCAGCGTTCCGTGAATTATAGCACTA